GGTTGCCGAGGTAGCTGCTTCACTTGCTTTTGTGGTTGCAGTTGTGGCAGAGGTTGCAGCATTAGTTTCGCTTGTGGCAGCAGCAGTAGCCGAGTTGGCTGCATTGGTAGCAGATGTTGTAGCACTAGCTGCGTCTACTAATAAATCCCATTTAGCACTATCTGTGTTTGTAGTTAGTGGTTGAGATCCAGAAGATGTGTGAGCTGTTTTACATAAAAAAATATTATTTGTTGAGGTGTCTTTAACTATATCTCTAACTGCGTAAGTTGTTGATGCAGACCAATCACCTTTGAAAGTTCCTAGTTCTTGAGTTACAACAAGTTCACCATTAGAATCAAAACCAAATACTTTTCCTGCTCTTTCAGTATCACCAATAGTAAACTCTGTAGAGTTCATTGTGTTTGTTCTTGATAATTTAATTGATCTATCTACTTCTTCTTGCAACTGTTGAATTGCCATCATAGATCTATCTAATCCTTCTTCATGACTTTCTGCAGGGAATGGATCGTTAGCAATATAATCGATTGCTTGTGTTTGTGGTGATGCTCTTCTTATAACTACAGTTTCTGTTGCAGTTGGAATGTTACCTGCTGTGAATACAACAGTTCCACCAGAAGCAGAACCTGCACCTGTTACTGTGTAATGTGTAGTTAAAGTCTTAACTGTTTCAGTAGCTGAAGCATCCCTAATAATAACTTGAAGATCAGCATCTGCAAATACTTTGAATGTATAGTTAAAGGTATCTAGAGTACCATTTCCAGAGTAGGAGTTTTTTACTGTGGTAGAAGATATTGTCATACTGTTTCTCTATATTATTATTGTTACTTATTATCAACCTTTATATTCATTAAATCTAAAGACTTTTTAGCAGTTAATATCATTTGTTCTGCAAATAAATCTATTAACTCTCTTTTTTCTGCAGAAGTATATTTTTTATTATTATATATATTTCTTATCATAGCACCATATTCTTTTATAGAATCTGCGTAAATATTTAATTGAAGTTGTTGACCAGTTAAAGAATCCATAATTTCTTTAGATTCTAATGCCTTACCTTCTTTCTCAAGAGCAGATGCTTTGTTCATTTTTTTTTTGAACAACATTATATTCTTCATAAAATTTAGTAATCCATTGAGAACTTAGATCTGGATTTTTAGCAAGAAATGCTCTGAATACTGGCATAGATGATAATGGTTGATCTGGTCTTATAGGATCTTCAATCATTCCACTTTCTATAAGAGCTTTATCTGATAGTTGAATTGCGTATCTACCAAGTGTTCCAGACCATGCTTTAATAAAATTTTCTATTGCAATAGGATTTGTAAATTTACTATCTGTACCAATAATTTTATACATAGTAGTTGCAATTAATTTTGCACTTTCAGAAGTATAATTTGTGTACTGCATTTCATTAGGTAAAGTTTTTGCAATATATTCTGGAACTAAAGGTTGATTTCTAAACCAACTTTCATTTGTCCAGGCTTCATATATAGGTAATATAACTTGAGGTGTAGGAATAAATCCTTTACCTGTTTGCATTAGATAATCTTTCCACCAACCATCTAATTGTTTTTTAGTTGTTTCATCTTTACTGTAATTATGATCTAAGAAAGATTCTACTAAAGAAGCAAAAACTACACCAACATCAAAAGGTTTAGGTATTTTATGAATTATTTTATCTTCACCTTCACCACTAGCTACTAACCAATAGTGTCTCTTAACCCATTCTGGTTGTGCTTGAATATCTTTATCATCTTTGTTTAACCACCATAATAAAGCAGTAGGAACCATTATGCCACCAGCTATAGCTGTAATAGCTCTTCCTGGTCTTTCTTTAAAACCCTCATATAATTTTGCATAACCTTGTATTCTAGCATTATAGAATGCAGATATTTGATTAAGTGTTTTAATTTTTACACCCATTTTACCAAAGTCTAATGTTATGTCTCTACTTTCAAATCCACCTCTTTTAACAGCTTGTTCATGTGTCATTCCCCTTTTAATAGAAGCATTGTATGCTCTTCTATATTCTGAAATTCTTGTAGCATTTTCAAAAGTTTCAGAAATAACTCTTAATATTTCTATAGGATTTTCTGCTTTATTTCTTATTTGACCTTTATTTAAAATATCAAAAGCAGGTTTATCAAATATAGCTCTATCAACTGACATCATAGTTGATTGCATACCACCAGATCTAATCCAATCTTCGTAAAGTTTTTGAGATTTTTTACTTAATCCAGTTTTACCAGCAATAATATCAAACAATCCTCTCATAGAACTAACGACAGGAAAGAATCCATACTTACTATAAACAGACGCTTGTACTGTATCTCTAAGAAAGTTTGCACCAACAAAATCTAAAGCTAATGTAGCACCAGCTCTTAACCAAGAAGCAGGTTGCTTTGCATAAAATGAAAGTAAACTTTGTGCTGATCTTGGATCAAAATCTTTTAAGGCTTCTGCTAAATCTTTACCTACTTCCCAAACTTCAAATTTTCCATTACGAATAACTCCAACAGAATCTTCTCCAACTTTATCAAACTCTTTTCTAAATACTTGAAGATTTTCTTTTACTTTAGTTGATAGTTTTGAAGTATCAATTCCTAAAGATTCTAATTCTTTTATATCTATTTTTACTGATTTAGTTACAGTTTTTTTATTTATGTCTGGAAATAAACCTTTTGTTTTTCCAGATTCAACTAATGTAACAAACTCTGCAATCGCAGAATTTCTTTCTGCTTTTTTTATAATAGCAAATGTATTAGAATAAGTTGTTTCAATAGGATCTATTATATCTTTTTCAGATCCTTTCATCATTTTTAATGGAGATACACTTTGTTTTACTTCTCCTTTTGCAGTAGGCTCTATAACTCTAGCAAAACTAATGTAATCTTTATTAGCTTCAAGCATGGCATTGAATGTTTCTTTTGTTAATAAACCTTTATCTCTTGCATATTCTAATAATCTTTTGTTGTATTCAATTAATTCTAATCTAGTCTTTTCATATTTTTTAATTAACTTAGGATTGTTTGCAACTTTTTGAGATACCTCGAAAGGTATTCCTGTTTCTATTTTTTGCTTACCTTTTTCTAAAGCTCTTTTAGCAATAGCATAATTATTAAACTCTGCATAAGTTTGTCTGTTTTTTAAATCTCTAGCTTTTAAACTAAAAGGAACTTTTTCTGGAAGAAAGGGTATTGCAATCTTATCACTAAGTAAAGGTTCTATAATAGATTTAAAAGATTTACCATTTGTTATTAACTTAACATTAAAAGTACCTTTTTCTATAAAAGATCCTGCTACATTCTCGACACCCAATAAGGTTCTAAAAGTTTCATAAACATTTAAAACATCTTTATTGTTCTTCATATTCTGTACTTGCTCTACTATTTTTCTAATAGGATGAAGTCTATCAACAAGGTTGGTAACACTTTTATCTTTTACTTCTTTTGCTTTGTTTAATGAACCTTCAACAGTTCTTTCTGGAACTCTTTCTGAATATTTTGTTTTATCAAAAATAATTTGTTCTTCTTTAGTTTCAAATTTTAAATCTTTTTTAAATTTTTCTGGTTTATATTCTATAATTTTTTCATTACCATAATGTCTAGGAGTAGTGTTTGTTTTGCTTGGAAGATCTTCTATCATTGTTTTATGAATAACAGTATCTTCAGCAAGTTCTGTCAAAGTTCTGTCGTTTTTAATAATTGCTTGTCTTGATTTATTAATTGCAGAGCCACCAAAATTAAACAAACTAAATAAGAAAGCACTATCCTGTAATTGTTCTTTGCTAGGCATTTCTTGGTGTATGATTGCTCCAGTTCCTTCAAATCCTATTACATTAGCAATAGTTTTTTTTAATGGGTTATTATACAAACCACCCAATTTAGTTGCCACTAAAAGTTGTACAGCTTCTGTAGCTCCAGCTTTAATTCCTTCTTCTGTCCAGACTTTAAAGAACTCATTAAATCCATTTACTTCATCATTTTGTAATGCTTCTAAATATGTTTGTCTTAAAGATCCTGCAACAAAAGCACTACCTGCTAAAGTAACATCTTTGTTTCTACTAGCAAGACCAAAGGGAACTGCTGCTGCAGCATAGACAGGTAAATCTTTTGCTAGTCTTGAAACATTCATAATGTTTCTTTCTAAAAAACCTGTATCTTTTGGATTATCAGTTGTGTATATTTCTGGCATAGGCTCATCATTGACATAAGATTGATGAAGATCCCAGATACCACCATCCCATCCTCTTTTCCAATACTTGCCAGGTTCAAATATGTCTCCTACTAATTTTTCTTTTTGTTTTTGAATAAAGGGAGTGTCATCATTTTGAGCATTTAATTGCTGTATTTCTGTGTATGCTTTTTCATTTTCTTCTTTTCCAAGATTAATAATATTACTCCAAAACTTTCTAATGGGTGTTAGGTTTATTTCTTTGTGACCTAGATCTTTTGCAATTTCTTGAGTAGTAAATCCTGCTTCGCTTAAACTTTTAACTTTATCTTTTTTCCATTCAGTTATTTCTTCTGAGCTAAAACCTGCTTCTTTATAAGATTTTATCTGATCTGCTAATGTAGCCATTAGTTTCCTTTTGTTAATTCATCGTACTCTGAAATACTAATAGTTCTTCCAAGTTGATCTTCTAATTCTTTTTTTGTTGGTTTTTTATTTTCATTTGGAATTGCTGGTAAATCTTCATTACCCTTTATATTTTCTCTAATGTTTTTATAAACATCATCCATGCTTGGTATAAATCTATAAAGATCATAAGCAATAAAACTTTTATTTCCTTTAACAGCTTTTAATAATTCATCTGAAGTCTTGCCTTCTCTTAATCCTTGAACATATCTACTATACATAATATATTTAAACTGACTTAATCTATCATCCCTCTTGGGATCTAAATCTTTTAAAGCAGCACTACCTGCAACTTCTAAAGAAAATAAATTCATAAATTCAAAAAACTTAGTATGGTTTTCTTTGAATCCTTCTTCATTAGAAATAGAAAGAAGATTGTTTAAATATTTTACATCATTAGTATTTAGTTGTGTTCCCACTCTTTCAAAGATAGAAAGAGGTGTAGTTTCTCCAGGTAAAATAAATTTATCATAAGCTGTATTAATTTTATCACTAACAATTAATTTCATTATGTCATCATTAGCATCAAACTTAGATATGTTGTTTGCAGTTCCATTGCCAACTTTAGTATTGTAGCCAACTAACTGTTCAACTATTCCAGAATCATTCGGAAATAATTCTTGTAATTTTTCAGTATATGTTCCTTGACTTTTGTCAAAATTTTTAAAAATTTCATTTGTTTTTTGAGCTAC